CCGTAATCTGTAGCTTTTGATATTACTTCTAACGCTTGTTCACCTCTTAAGGCTATATCAGCAGCTAATCCTAATGCGTGCGTGCCTGGTGCTTTTTTGTTTTTTTCAACAGGATGGTCAGCACATCTATATCCACTTGTTATCTTAAATGGAAAGCCTACATCGCTTCTTAGTAATTGTAACTTATCTATAAGCTCATGTTCAATTTTATTTTCGCCACAATGCTTACAAGCAAATTCTTCTAACTTAAAATTATCCCAACTCATTTTTTTTCTATTTCCTTTTTACAATATTCTATTTCAGTTTTAGCAATTAGCATATCTTTTTCTAGTGCTATTACTTGTTGTTCTAATGTTCTTATATCTGGGAAAATATAGTTGTTTTGATTACCTCTTAGGTTTCTAGTTTCTTGTGCGTTCTTATCTATTTTTTCTGTAATGTTTGCATATCCCCAAACTGCAACAGATATAACAACTATGATTTGTGCTAGATAACTTAATGATATATTTAAAGATGATTTATCATCAACTTTACCCAGTTCGCTCATTACTTGCCAACACCTTTTACACGCTCATAAGACCTTAAACCACCAAGCCCTAACATACCCATTAATACAGGTAACATTACTGAAGTATCTGCTTGAGGTATGGTTATACCAAAAGGTGCTAATAATGGACTTACTAAAAAGTTTATTGCAAAACCAAACACACATACCCAAGCTGTAGCTGGTCGCCAAGATGATTGAAACCAGTTGCCCTTAGCTTCTTCTTTGTTTACTTCTATTTGTGCTTTAGCTATCTCATGGATATGCTTTTCAGACATAGTTGCAAGTTCATGTGCAATCTTTTGTTTTACATCTGCATCTGGTATGAACTTATCAAGTATCTTCGTTACTGGTTGTATTAGTTTTTCTATCATTGTGTAACCTTATAAAATATTCAGCATCGACTAAAGCAAGGGGCTTTACTCTGTTACGCTTTATTATAACCAAAGGTTCATAACCTTTACAGTTTTCTTGCGATTGTTCGTATGCTTTCCATACATTAACTGCTTCTTGGTTTTTACATTCAATAGAATATGGGAATTGTTTTCTGGATTGTACGCCCATGATTATATCTTCACCATTAGAACCCATGGGGCGTGATTCTAAATCTTCGGGATCAAAGCCAAGTAACTCAATGAGTTTATCCACTACCCATTGTTGTAAAGCTCTGCCTTTAGCTTTGGCAGATGATGGCCTCATTTATGTTTTTTAATAACAGGAAAATCTGCTGTAAGTGATGCGCCTTTATGTTTTACAAACTTACCTTGATGTTTCATAAGTTTATAAGTCTTACCATCTTTCATAAAGTGATAACCTTTAGGTGCTTTTACTTTCATTACTTTTTCTTTTTGCCTTTTGATTTTTTCTTTTTAGGTTTTGTGTGATATGGCATTATGTTTCTCCTTTTGTAAATCTTGTAAAAACATTTTATCAGCTTGTCTTTGAAAAGACCATGCAAGGTACTTGTTAATTAATCTTTCCAACAACCTCACTTCTTTTTAGTTTTCTTTGGTCTTAATAAATCTGAATCAGCTTTTCTTGCACCGCCTTTACCAGTAGCAAATGATCTTACTCTACCACAAGCCCATTGGTGTGCAGATACTTTTGGTCGTGAACCAGATGAATAATATGCACCTAATCCACGTTGATAAACTTTTGAAAGTGTGCCTTTTGATATACCAGATGATTTAGAATATTTATCTATACATGCTTTTTTGCTCACCCTTTGCTCCTTAGTTTAGATATTCTATTCATCATAGCTGGGGTTAATTTACCAGCCTTATATAATTTTCTGGTTCTTTTAATTTCTCTTTCTCTGGCGGTAGGGTTTTTTGAGCCTCTTACATATTTTTCAGGTACACCGCCTTTTGTCTTTGGTACTTTTTTAAATTTTCTTTTCATTTATGTTTTGTATCTATACTTAATGCAATTACTGCTAGTGTAATTAATACACCAAGAAATATTAAATCATACATTACCACTTCTTGCATGACCAATATCTTGCTGTTAATTTGCTTGGTGGGTTAGTATCACATTTATGTCTAGCTCTAAAAGAGCTTCTTCTTTTTGGTTGGTTTTTTTTAATTGTCATATTTGGATCACCAAATCTAATTAATTTAACCTGGTCTTTTACTTTTGCTAAGACAGCAAACTTCTTAGATTTACCTGGTGTACGCTTAGGTTTGTTGTAACCACTAAATCTTTCGCCTCTATAGTTTATAGCCATTAATGTAACTCCTTTTCTTCAATAAAAATTATTTCTGAATTGGCAGTAACTTCACCGCCAGACATTAAACTCATTATTCTTAAAGCATCATCTTTTGTTTTTGCTTTTATTTCTTTTCCAACATATACCATATCACCTTCTAGCACTTCTAAATTAAATATTTTGTGTTGGTGGTACATTGCCTGTAAATAATCCTTGAGCTTGATCTTTTGCACTTTGTCTTAATGCCTCTCTGTCTCTTTCCATGATAGCGTTGAGTTCAGCAATGTTTACTTGTGCGCCATACTTAGCTTGGAGTTCCATTGCCTTAACTCTTAATTGTGCCTCTTCTATATCTCTTTGTCTATCATCGTCAAGAATGATTTTCATTCTGTCAGTTTCAGCATCTATTAGAGCTTTTTGTGCAGTTACTTGTGCTTTTTGCATCTCAGCTTGTGCCAACATTTCTTCAGCAGATGGTTTTTGTTCTTCTGGTTGTGGTGGCATTGGCGGAACTTCAGCATTTATAAATGAGGTTGAGTCTTGGAAACCAGCTAACTCAATCATTCTAGTCAAAGTATTGGCATATTGTTGTAAATTTACTAGCGGATTCTGTGGCCCTAGTAATTGCATGATTTGTTCTTGCTTGCCTGCGATATTTTGTAAAATTGAAAACTTTTCTGTATCAGATGACTTAGATATAGCTACATTGACTACTAAATCCTTGTCTGTATCCCAATATCTTGGATCTACAGGCACAAATTTACCGTTTAATCTAAAGACATCTTGGGCGTTTTGATGCTTAATAACTAAACTATTTACGGTTTTAAACATCTCTTTTAGACCGCCTTCAGCAAAATGTCTACAAATAAGTTCTACTCTACCTTGCGCACCACTCATAGTAGCAGTTACAGCCGCGCTTGTGGTTGATTGTAGTGCTTCAGCGTTTAGACCTGCGCTAGCTTTAGATACACCAGTTCTGTTTTCTTTAGCTTCATCAAGATAACCTAAGACTGGGAAAGCCTCTTTACCTACAAATGGTACTGCAAAAGGTTGTACCATGCCTGGCGCACGCATACGTATGGGTTGACCAATATCTGTATTCAATACATCGTCAACATTAACCTGTCCTTCTACAATACCCATTCTTGGGAAGATAGAATGACCTAATGAATCTAGCGTATCACGCATGATTTGTGATTTAGCAGCTTGAATTGGTTTTAGATAATCTGCTGGACATGAACCTATAGCTGTATGTGGTTCTGGATCTGGACAGAACATACAGATTGGCAAATCATCCCATTGTTCTACATTTAAAATGTGTATGCCATCACCGATAGTACATACCCTGATTCTTTCATTGATACCGTCACCATCAAAGTCATAGAATAAATAATGTTCTACATATAAAACATCTTTACCGCCAGTATCAGATCTGTCTGGGTACACCATATTGTCAAATGGATTTCTTGCTTCCATTTCTTCGTAGCTTTGTTCATCAACAGCACTACCGCCATAACCTGCATATTGTTCTACCTCTTCTTCGTCATAGCCCATAGCCACTAAATCAGAAACAGACTTGACCATTCTGTGTGCAACATAAGATGCAGTCTGTAGGTCGCGTGCGTGTCTTGAGACTAATACTTCTTCTGGTGGTATAGCTTCAATACATACTTGGTTTTTTTGTTTTACTCTTCGTATGGTTAAATCAAAACTTACTGGTACTTCTTCAGTTACTTCTTCACCGCTTAGTGGATCAAGCGTAGTGATAGTTTCTTTGGTGGCAGACTCTTCAACTATCTCAACATCTTTATCTAAGATAAGTGCTTGATAAGATGCTGGATCAAGATTTGTGTATTCGTGCGTGGTTGCTGTGATTGAGTCATCCCAAAATACTTTTACAAAACCTGTTTTTCTAACAAGTGCGTCTTTAAAAGCATCATATAAAACTTGGAAGCCTGGATTTTTTTGTTGGATAATATAATTAATATAATCGGTTTGTTGTTCTGCTAATGGAATATCCTCTGCGTTCTTAGGTACAAACTCTACAATCTTTTTTGTACCAAAAAATGTACGCATGATAGATGGCAACATAAATAAAATGCTTTCTCTAACATCAGTAGATATAAATTCTGATTGTACGCTTGAGGTACTTTCTGGTTCATTACCAAGATAGTATTCGGTTGATTCTGCTCTCTCCTCTCCTACTTGGTGTATAAAGTCTTTAGCATCATCCATCTCGGCTTTGATGACACCAGTTAGGTTTAGCATATCTTGTTCTTGCTTAACCTCTACAGATACTTCTTCAATTTTTTTCTTTGCCATAAATTTATTCCTGTAACAAACCTTTGTAATAATTTTTAAACTCTTCTGGTTTGTAATTTTTTGAAAAATTTATTGCAGCCTGCTTGTCTTTACCAAAAGAAATTAAATTACCAGATTGTTTAGCATATTCTAACGCATCATCTTCGCTCAAATTTAGTTTTTTATAATTATCATCTTCAAAAACAATATTAGGATATACAAACCAATTGCCTTCTTTGTCTGGTGTTGCAGACATGAAATGAGTCTGCATCCTTCCACCTTCATCAAAAATATTAGGATTGGGATAATTTTGTGGATTTATAATTCTATCTACAAAAGGCACTTCTTGATTTTTATATAAGACACCCATGTTTTGTAGGTTTAGCATTTTCATTAAATCTTCTACATTATAATCCATTTATCCAACTCTAATTATTCTTGATTTTAGTGGTTGTCTGAAATTATAACCAAAATGACTGCTACTTCCACTAAAACTTGCAGCGCTACTTGCCATTGTTAACGCAAGTGCATCTG